ACGGGGATTTAAGTAAGTGGGACGACAGCAATGAGATCTTGGTTGTGACGTAACCCTGAACTGCGTCAGAGAAAATAAACTCAGCCAGCGTTTTGCCCTGGCGCTGCACGAATACAGTGGCGCCATCGACGTTGACTACCCGGATACCAACCCTTGCTCCGTTTGATGTTTGCTCCTGCACCGACAGGTTGGATGGCGTGATCGGATCGCCTAATGTTTGCGGTACATAAAACTCACCGCCTGTTGTAAAGATTTGTAGATTACGTCCTGCATACAAATCAACGATAGCGTTAAAACGTCCTGTATCCAGAGTCGCCTCAATCGCGGCATCATCAAAGTTTTCGCCTGGGTCAAAGTTAAAGAAGTTGCCTACGCGGCTTCCCCAGAATGTTGATGGCCGAGATGATGCGCCACCCATGTATAGGCGCCCTTCATAAAATACTGCGCTGCGTGGCCAGCCTCGTGATGCTGACCAGGTATCCTCATAGCCTTCTTCCAAGTCCCAGTCGCCAGAGCTGATCGTTGAGTCATCGAATAGCGGCACCTCAGATATTGCTTTGACTGACGTGCTGCTGACGTAGTCAATAATCCGCAGCCGGCCCTGTGGAGAGACGTTGATGTATTGATCAATGTGCGCTGCAAGAAACACCCCTGCACTTGCAGTGATTGTGATGTTTCCACTTGAGGCGTCAGGCGTAATATCAGCAGCTGGGTTTGACGTGCTGATTGTGTACGCGTACTGAGGGATGAAGTTGAACGACACGTCCGAAATGGTCCATGAAGAGTCTGACGCTCCGCGTACAATTTTCTGTGGAACCAAGTTTTCTTGGACAATGATTAGCGTATCAGCCGATTGAGCCCAACACATTGTTGGGATCACCGCATCGGTGATCTTGGTCACGACCAGGTAATCATTCCCTGACCCGTTAATATTTGTGATAAGAACGCCATCCTTAAATACATACATGCGTTCATCAACAAATATCAGCATATAGCTGTCGTTGACCGAGAACTCAAAATGTACCATCCGCACAGCGGTCCCAGCAGACGATGGGAGCTCGGCTAGGTACTTAGTACCATTGCGGCGAACAAACCCGCCCTGCGGCTGTACAACGATGTTCTGAGCAGTTTCCAGCCCGTTGTAGTACTGTTGAAGATCAATCCGAGCTCTGAGCTTCGGATCAAGTTCTCCAGATGTAAAATTTGTTTGCACCTGGATGATTCGGCTCATGCACGCACCGCCGTCAACGTGAAGTCTTGGAACGCCTCGATCGAGTTATTTGCGCCATCAATATTTGCTGCAACCCTAAAGAAACCACCTCGCCGGTTTTCAGCCGGGGTGCCAAATGCTTTTTGCTCAAAGTACTGAGCCTTGGTGATCTGGTCTGTGACGGTTTCCGCTATCTCAGCAGCCATTGCATATTTTAGAAGCTGGATAAAGTATGTTGGGATAATCGACTCGCCTGGGGAAAACTGATAGTCGACAAAGATTGTCTCTTCGTTTGTATCAACATGATCGCCATGAACTTCCCACCCGTACTGAATTGGAGGGACGCCGACTGCGTTGGTATTGTAAACAGCTCTGACTCCTGCCAGCGTATCGCCAGGCAATGCGTACTGATACTTCCACTCGTTTGGCGGAGTTGTTGTCAGTCGAGCAAGCTGTGTTTTCTTGAATGACCACGACCAAGGATATGCCGCAATCAAGGAATCTTTGAGATCGTCATATAGCCGGTCGCAGATCTGCGCTGCGTCTGTACCTTCCGAAAACGACGAAAGAGGCGATGCCCCTAGTAGAATCAATGCGTCCGAACAGATGGACAGTTTGGTATCACCAGATGCCATGTATCACCTCATGTAGAAAAGGCTCCCCCGGAGGGGAGCCGATCCGATTAGTCAGCGTCTGCTACTGACAGCGCAGTGCCGTCAGAGACATCAACGACTGTTCCAGTGTTAGAGAGCACAGTGACCAACGATGAAGTTGGTACGCTTGCATCCCAAACGTGGATCACGTCGCCAACTTTCAACAAATCAGCTACTTCGTTGAAGTAACCTGTAGTGTTGATGTCAGCAAGCGCATCAGTGCCAGGCGCAGTATATGACCACCACTGTGGTGCATTTCCTGCTTTCGCCTGTCCGCCGATTGGCTGTAAGCCAGTTTTGTCAAAAGCCATTGTTCAATCCTCCTTACGATTCACGGCAAGTGATTGTGACAATACCTTCGTCATCAATCGCAACCGCACCAGCTGAGAACATTGAAGCAACCAGGTAGCTGGTCTTTTCTGCAATGTAGTCAACGCGTGAGGTTTGACCCATGCCAATGCCAAGTCCCAACGCGTCGCGGTGGAAGGCATAACAAGTACGATCACTTGATCCGTCGATTGGCAAACCACCTTCGTCACGGTCGCCAAGTGTTACCACGTTGAAACCGAGGAATGTGTTGATGTCGCCTTGGACCAAAGCCTTAACTGTATTGAAATCAGAAGATGTTACTTCTGTTTCACCAAGCAGCGAGTCCAAAGAGTTAGCGTGGATCACAAGGATACGGCCCTCGGAAGGTACGTTTTTTGCGTCCAGTGCTTTCTTAGCGGCGCGCATTTTAGCGACGTTAAGGTTGGAGTCTGTTCCACCGATGTCGTTAGACACAGTTGATGGAGAAGACGCTGCTGCTAATGCGTCGAGAACCACTTGGTCCATACGACGTGCGATTGCCCCAGCAACAACTTGGACAAGCTCTTGACGCTCGTTGAAGTTGACTTTTTGCTGGTTGAAGATATCTGAGTACTCAGCAGCAATGTAGTCTTCCATGGTCGCTGTGACCTGGCTGTAAGAAACATTGAGTGGAGTTACGTCAGTCTGTGGTACACGAACTGTTGCAGATCCCTTTCCAATTTTAGGGAACTTGACAGTAGAACCTTCTACGCCAGTACGCTCGCGAGTGAGGCCGGCCAACATACGTTGACCCTGATAGGCTTGTTTGACCTCACTATCAAAGAGCGTAACAAAGGCATTTGATACTTGGATTGCCATGTTAGCTTCCTTCTAAAAAACAAAAACATAAGGTTTTCAAACTCGCCACGGTTGTCCAGGGTGGGCCGCTTACGCAAGTCACCGGCTCAAGAAAAGAGTTGTCGGCTGTTTGAAATATAAACAGTTTTTTCGCATCGGTCAAATGGATGGAGGAGATGGCGCCCGTAGGCGCCAAACTTGATCAGGCCTCGCCGTGAAATTCGTAGAATTTACGCTCAACCATATTGGTGTAGGACATGTCTTTGCCGTAACGCGGATCATTGAGCATAGCCTGCAAGTCACCCAGTGTTTGCGTGCTGCCTTCTTGGATCGTCACGTCAGGAATCGTGCGCTCGCCGTATGACTCGCGGATCTTGTTCAACGCCATGATGTAATCACGATTGTCGGCTTTTGATGCGATCGCATCTACTTCCTCAGCAGACAATGCACCTGAATTACCAAGTTTAGTCAGCCACTGATTTAGGCCGCCAATAATCTTGTCAGCGCGTGGGCCAAGTCTAGCCATCTCGGCTTCCTTGTTTGTTTCGATCCGATCGAACATCTGCCCCATGTGTTGCATGTAGATTGATGTGATCTGGTCAAACTGATCCTGGCTCAAACCGCTTTCAGCTGCAAACTTCGTGAAGTCATTAAGCATTGCATCATCTTCAGTAACGCCATGATCCTTCAATGAAGCGATATCGTACTGACCATCCTTCGGAGCTTTATGCTTTCCTTGTGACATCTTGGTCCGCATTTCTTGATAAGACTTGGCCATTGATTCAAGATCAGGCCCGTTGTCTGGATCCCAAAACTGTTCCGGCATCCACTCAGGTTTGTCGCCCCACTCTATCGTTTCGTCGATCGGAGGAGATTCCTCAGTGTCGACAAGGTGTGGCATTTCCTGTGGCTGCTCTTCCGAGCCCTGCGTTTCAAGTGTTGGATTTAGTAATCCAGTGCCTTCTACTTCTTGGGTCTGTTGTTCTTCTGCATTCTCAGCAACTTCAGCTGCGTCACTCATGCTTGTCTACCTCGCTCAATGCGTCTCATGATTTCCCGGACAATTGAATTTTGTCCTTCTCTAGCGTACCCGTGTGACGGGTCTTCTCCTGGATACCAAGAGGGTTGATCAAGTGTCGTCCCCCTTAAGTACTCAAGAACTTCTTGGCCGGCCTCAGTTGAAAAGCATCGAACGAACGCCAGGTCGAGATCGTCCTGGCTGATCTTCTTATCAAGTAGGTGCCGGTTATCTGATTCTCTCAGGCCGTCCCATCCTTCCATTGTCACTCCTTACATTGGAGGCCCAGCTGGTAGCGCCGCAGCTTGTTGCTGCTGTGCCATCATCTGTTGCATCTCCATCATCATCTGTTCTTTTTGTTCAGGCGAATTCAATAAGTTTTGCGGAACGCCCATCTTTTCAGCGATGTACGTCAGCATCTCTTCTTGATTGATCGCCATTTGACCAGCTTGACCAAATGCCTGAGCAATCTGAGCAAACTGCAACACCGAGTCCAGGTCTTCCATATTCTGGGCCTGGGCTAGCGGTGAAGTTGGTACGACCTTTACTTGAAGTCCATTAACCTCAAGTGGCAGGTCAATAATGTTCATTTGATCCATGACATACAGCAC